ACGAAGCCATTCAAGGGGCATGCCGGATTTCATATCTGGGCCGGATACAGCCTCTTTCCGAACGCGTGCTGGTCGAATCTTGTTGCCGAATGGCTCCGCGTGAAGGACGACCCGCTCGCGCGGCAGACGTTCATCAACCTCGTGCTCGGCGAGCCGTATGAGGATCGCGGCGACCGCGCTCTGAGTGAGACGCGGCTGGCGGCCCGGACGGAAGTCTGGGATGCGGAAGTGCCCGACGGCGTCGGTCTGATCACGGTCGGCGGTGACGTCCAGGACGATCGCGTCGAGTTGGAGACGATCGGCTGGGGGCACAACGAGGAAAGCTGGTCGATCGATCACGCGGTCATCGAGGGCGACCCCGAGGGCGCGGAACTATGGAAACGCGTCGACGAATACCTGAAGCGGGTCTGGCGGCGCGCGGACGGTCGGGGCTTTGCAGTCTCCGCCGCCTGTATTGACTCCGGTGGTCACCATACGCAGAAGGTGTACGAGTTCGCGAAGGCGCGGCTCGGGCGCCGCATCTGGGCGATCAAGGGCGAGTCGGCGCGCGGCGGCGCTCGGTCACCTGTCTGGCCGACGAAGCGGCCGTCGTCGCGAACGAAATCGACGTTCCGGCCGGTCATCATCGGCGTGAACGCGGCAAAAGACGTGATACGCGAGCGGTTGCGGCGGGATCCAGAAGACAACGACGGGGTGCTGACGTACCCGGCCGGCTATATGCACTTCCCGACGGACCGGGACATCAACTACTTTGCGCAGCTTATCTCGGAGCGCTCGGTGACGAAGTTCGCAAATGGGCAGAAGTTCCGAGTGTGGGAACTGCCGCCCGGGCGCGCGAACGAAGCACTCGACATTCGGGTGTACGGATATGCAGCGCTTTGCGGCCTCATGCATATGGGCCTGAAGTTGAACCGGCGCGTCGAAGCCGTGCAGGCCGATCCAACCGATCTCGTGCCGCCTGCTCCAGAGACGCGGCAGGAGGTCGAGCTCGATGTCGTGAGCGCGGCGCGGCCGGTACGCCCGGACGGACCGATCATCAAACAGGCACAGCCTGAGAAACGCTCTCGGATTCGGCGGCTAGCCGGCTGAAGCACAGGAGAACCACTTTGCGATGCTTCGACCCGAGCCGCAGCTTGCTGGCTGGCATGGATCAGACGGCGCTGCGGCAATCACTCGCCAATGCGCAGCAGATCTACATTCAGCTGTCGACCGGTGCGCAGGGCGAGTCTTACTCGTACACGCAGGGCGACGGCACCAGGTCGGTGACGTACACCCGCGCGAACCTCGCTGAACTGGCTGCAGCGATCCAGCTAATGCAGGCGCAGCTCGGCATTGTCGCGTCGCCCCGCAGAGCAAACCGAATCACCTTCACACGGCGATAACGCATGGATTCGAACGTACAGCTACTTGGTCCGGACGGGAAGCCGCTGCCGGAGCGCAAGAGCCGTGCGCTCGCGCTTAACGGCAGTTATAGCGGATACGGCAGCACCAGCGCATTCGATGCGGCGGACATGTCCAGCCAGCATATGCGCGACTGGAATCCGGTGCTCTGGTCACCGGATGGCGAGCTCAACCCGTATCGCGATCGCATCGTCTCGCGCGTGCGCGACCTGGTGCGCAACGATGGTTGGGCGAGTGCGGCGGTCACGCGCACGCTCGACAACGTGATCGGCGCGGACTTCCGGCCGATCTCGAAGCCGGATTACCGCGCGCTCGCAGCGATGACAGGGAATAAGAAGTTCGATCACGTTTGGGCGGATGAGTTTGGCCGTGCGCTCGAGGCGGGTTGGCGTACGTGGTCGGAAGATCCGGCGCACTTCTGCGACGCGCAGCGCAAGCTGACGATTCCGCAGATGATGCGCTTGGCCTTCCGCCACAAGATCGTCGACGGCGACGCGCTCGCCATCCTCCAGTGGATGCCCGAGCGCCTGCCGCGCGGCGCGCGCTACGCGACCGTGCTGCAACTGATCGACCCGGACCGCCTGTCGAACCCGCAACAGAATTTCGACCGCCAGACGATGCGCGGCGGCGTCGAGGTGGACGAATACGGCGCGCCCGTCGCTTATCACATCCGCAAGGCGCATCAAGGCGACTGGTTCAGTGGCGGAAAGCAGGTGACGTGGGAGCGGATCGACGCCGAAACCGATTGGGGTCGGCCGATCGTCGTCCATGACTACGACTTCGACCGGGCGTCGCAGCATCGCGGTGGCGCGGGCATCCTGACGCCTGTGCTACAGCGGCTGAAGATGCTGATCAAGTACGACGGCACCGAGCTCGACGCGGCGATCATCAATGCGATCTTCGGCGCTTACGTCACGAGCCCGTTCGACAAGCAGCTCGTCACCGAGGCTCTTGGCGATGGTGAAGAGGCGGTCGAAGGATACAACGGCTATCAGGACGCCCGAGCTGAGTTCCACGACAAGACGGATCTCCGTCTTGGCGGCGCGCGATTGCCGATCCTCTTCCCTGGCGAGACGATCAACACGGTGTCGGCGACTCGCCCCGCTGGAAACTTCGCCGAGTTCGAGAACGCCATGCTGCGCAATGTCGCGGCGGGCACCGGCATGTCGGCGCAACAGATCACGCAGAACTGGGCGGATGTGAACTACTCCTCATACCGCGCTGCTGCGCTCGAGGCGTGGAAGACGTTCGATCGGCGCCGCAGCGACTTCGGTCGCGGATTCGGGCAGCCGATTCTTTGCGCGATGGTCGAGGAAATGATGGACATCGGCGAGCTTCCGCTTCCGTCGAGAGCGCCCGAGTTCGCGATGGCACGCGCAGCATATACGCGTGCGTGGTGGATCGGTCCGGGCCGGGGATATGTCGATCCGATGAAAGAACGTCAGGGCGCGGCGCTCGGAATCGAGTCGGGGCTGTCGACGCTCGAAGACGAATCGGCCCAGCTGTCGGGCAACGATTGGCGCGACAACATCGACCAGCGCGCAATCGAGATCCAGTATTTCAAGGATCGCGGAATTCCTCTTCCCTCGACGCTGAAAGACGACGCGACGGCGGACGAGGTCACACAGGAACCCAAGGCTAAATGAACAACCTTCTCCCACGACTGGCGACGCGGATGTTCAACACGCCCGTCGCCATTCATCCGCGCAAGGCGGAGATCGTGGTGGCTGCGCTCGCGGATCGGCTTGGCATTGGCGGCATGGTGAGGCTCGACGGGACCGGCATCGTCCCGATGGCGATGGAAGACGACGAGTATGGCTTTGCGGAACCGGGGCGCACGCCGCGCGCCGGGTACGACAACGTCGGCGGCGTTGCGGTCATCGAGGTTCAGGGCACGCTTGTTCAGAAGCTCGGTTCGCTGCGCCCGTACAGCGGCATGTCGGGATACGACGGAATTCGGCAGAACTTGCTGATGGCGCTCGACGACCCCGACGTCAGTGCGATTGCGCTCGACATCGACTCACCCGGCGGCGAAGTAGCCGGATGCTTCGATTTGGTCGACATGATTTACGGCGCGCGCGGCGCGAAACCGATCTGGTCGATTCTCAACGAGTCGGCCTATAGCGCTGCCTATGCGATCGCGAGCGCTGCGGATCGCATCATCGTGCCGCGTACCGGCGGCGTTGGAAGCATCGGCGTCATCTGCGCGCACGTGGATCTGTCTGAAGCGCTGTCGAAGGCCGGCATGAAGGTGACGTTCATCGCCTACGGGGATTACAAAGCCGACGGCCATTCTGAGATCCCGCTCGCGCCCGATGCGCTGGCGCGCTTCCAGGCGGACATCAACACGATGGGTGAATTGTTCGTTGAAACAGTCGCCCGTAACCGGAATATCGCGGCCGCCACGGTGCGCGATACGCAAGCCGCCACATTCATGGGTGACAAGGGTGTCGCCTTGGGGTTGGCGGATGAAGTGGCGGCGCCCGATGCCGCGTTTAGAGCCCTGATCCAGTCGATCCGGTCTTAAATTTCTTACTCAAGGGAAGCTATCAAATGAAGCTCTCGAAGATCGCGAGCGCGATGCCGTTCGCCCATTTCCTCGGGCTGCCGAGCGCGTCCGCATCGTCGCCGAGCGCGGCGGCCCGCGCGGAAGAAGAGGACGATCGCAAGCAGCGCGAAGGCGAATCCGACGACGACTATGCCAAGCGCATGGAGGAGCAGGACAAGAAGGACGAGGAAGCGCGCAAGGCCGAGCAGGACGAGAAAGACAAAGAGGCCAAGCGTGCAGAAGAAAACGACGACGATGTCGACGCCGAAGCGGACGACAAAGACGACAAGGAAGAAGGCAAACGTGCGGGTCGTGCGCAGGGCGCGCGCCAGCGCGAGCGCGTGCGCTGTGCCGCGATCGTTGCGGCCGGCATCAAGAGCGGCACGGTGAAGCAGGCATGCGCCTTCGCATTCGACACGAACATGTCGGCTGCGCAAGCAATCAACGCGCTTGCGGTCGGCGCTGAAGACCGGCCGGCGGCGACTGCGCCGACACAACGCAAGCCGTCGCTGGATGAGCGTATGTCGCACGCACGCCCGGCGAACCCTGGCGCGACCGCAGCAGCAGCGGCCGAACCGTCGCTGGCAGAACGAATTGTTGCGGCAGGCAAGCTGCGCCGCGGCGAGATCTAACCCCTCCCCAAACCCGGAGAAACTCAGATGGCTTTGACTCCTACCACGGTCGGGGAGAACCCCCAAGTCCCGTCGGCATCCGCACAAACCTTCGTTCCCGATCAGCTGATCGCGGGTCCGAAGCAACTCGTCACCCGCAACGTCACGATCACCGGCGGCCCGTTCGCGCGCGGCACGGTGCTCGGCAAGATCACGGCAAACGGCAAGTACACGGTCGCTCTCTCGGCCTCGTCCGATGGCAGCCAGACGCCGACGGCGATCCTGGCCGATTACGCGGACGGCAGCGGCGGCGATGTGGTCGCGGGCGTGTATCTCGAAGGCGAGTTCAACGTCAACGCGGTCACGCTCGGCACGGGCATCACGTCGACGGCCGCTCAGGACACGCTGCGCCCTCTCGGCATCCACCTCAAGTCCTCGGTCTCGGCTGCTGACCCGAGCTAAACCCTCAACTGAACTGATGTGAAGGCCCTGCCACCGAGCGGGGCTTTTTCATTTGGGCCACACACTCGGAGAGAGCAATGCCCGGAAACCTGATTTATGACACGAACACCCTGATCGGGGTTGTGCAGAACCTGAAGATGGCGCAGAGCTGGTTGCTCGACCGGTTCTTCACGAACATGATCTCGGCGGACAGCGAGTTCGTCTCGATCGACGTCGACGTCGGCAAGCGTCGTATGTCGCCGTTCTGCTCGCCGCTGGTTGAAGGCAAGCTCGTAGAGAGCCGCCGCTACCAGACGAACACCTTCAAGCCGCCCTACATCAAGGACAAGCGCGCGCCCGATCTGCGCAAGCCGGTCCGGCGCATGATCGGCGAGCGCATCGGCGGCGAACTGTCGCCCGAAGTTCGTGAGCAGATGAACCTCGAGTTCGAGCTCAACGATCAAATCGATATGCTCACGCGTCGCATGGAGTGGATGGCGGCGCAGGTGCTGGTAACCGGCACGCTCACGGTTTCCGGCGAAGGCTTCCCGACGACCGTGATCGATTTCGGCCGCGACGGTTCGTTGACGATCGCTCTGACGGGCGGCGCGCAATGGACGGCTGCGAACATCACCGCAGGCACGGCCAATCCGACCGGCAATATCGAAACGTGGCAGCAGCAGATCCTGAAGTCGTCGGGTGCGGTCGCAACCGACATCATCTTCACGCCGAAATCGTGGAACGGATTCAAGCTCGATCCGGTCTTGAAGGGCGCGATCCTGTATCCCGCGCTCGGTCAGAACGGAAACGTCGTGAACGTCGGTGCGCAGATTCAGCGCGGCGCGGTCGCCAAGGGCGTGTGGGGCAACTACAACCTCTGGCTCTACAACGACTGGTATGTCGACGACAACAACGTCGAACAGCCGATGCTTCCGGACGGAACGGTCATCATGACGGGTCCGGATCTCGACGGCACTCGCGCTTTCGGTCAGATCATCGATCCGGCGTTCAACTACGCTTCGCTGCCGTTCGCCCCGAAGACGTGGTTGAAGGACGACCCGGCGCAGCGCTTCCTGATGATGCAATCGGCTCCGATCATCATCCCGAGCCGCGTCAATGCGGCGCTCGCAGCGACCGTCGCGTGAGGTGACTGATGGCTACCAACGAAAAGATGGTTGACGCCGTAGTCGCACGCAATCGCACGATTCACGACCGCATCCTGGTGAAGGGAAAAGATGGTAAGCCGGATGAGGTTGTCGATGTCATCAAGACGGCTGGCCAGAAAGTGCGCCTGCCAGAGTCGGAGGTCGTGCGGTTGCGCGAACTGGGCTATCTCGTTCCTGAAAAGGTCGAGGAAGTGAAGCTCGAAGGCGCGCAGATCACCGGCGGCCAGGTGTCGATCAACCCCGCGGAGTAGGCGATGGACTGGGACGACATCGTCGACGGCAAAATCCTCGGTCCGCTGATGGCGCAGTTCGGAACGGCGATCACCTATATGCCGGCCGACGGGGGCTCGTTCCAGATCACGGGCGCTTACGACAAGGCGTTCTTCGGCGTAGATCCGGTGACTGGGTCGACGGTCGTCACGCAGCAGCCGACGGTCGGGATTCAGCTTTCGCAGTTCCCCATCGAGCCGCAGCAGTACGACACGCTGATGATCAACAAGACGGGCGAGCAGTGGCAGGTGCGCGAGGTTCATCTCGACGGCCACGGCGGCGGCCGCCTGATGCTCAATGTTCCAGGACAGACCGATGCCTGATCAAACCGGCCGCGCGCAGCTTCGCGGCGTGCTGCTGTCGATCTTGCAGACGATCGCGGGCGTGACAGTGTATTCGCCCGGCGATTGGAATGTGCCGGCGCCGAAGCTGCCAGCGATAAAGCTGCGGCAGGCGAAGGAGCGCAAGCAGTCGACCGGGCGAAACGGGCAGACGTCGTTCACGACTGTCGCGGCGTTCGAGATCAAGGCCGAGGTGTCGGCGGTTTCCGGCCCGGCGGCTTTGTCTGCTGTCGAGACGCTCGGCGCGCAAATCGAAGAGGCGATCTTCAAGAGCATTCCGCTTAGGCAGATCGTGCAGGACTTCCCGTTTTGCGACATCGAGACGGATGTGAATGCCGAAGGTGCGCCGCACGTTGGCGGGATCTCGATCCTTCTGGGTATCGAGTTCTTCGAGACGTTCGTGCCAGACATCAATACCCAGCTGCTCGCGATGAACCTAACGGCCGACCTTACGAACGTCGCCGATCCGAACGGCACCTATCCGGACCCGCCATTCCCCGACGCTGTCACGCCAGCCCCGCGCACGCAGGGTCCTGACGGGCGCGCGGAAGGCGAGGTCAACGTTCAATTTCCTCAATAGGAGCGACGAATGATCGTCAAACCTGCACCGGGCCTCAAAGTGCGGCATCCGGTTACGAAGCAGTTGCTGCCGGAAGAAGGCATCGAAGTGCCGGACGGCGACATCTTCTGGACCCGCGTGCTCAATGACGGTGACGTCGTCGAGGTAAGCGCGAAGGAATTCCATGCGGCGCAAGAGAGAGCTGAGGCCGAAGCCGTGGCTGCGCGCGAAGCGCAAGCCAAAGCCGCCGCTGACGCAGATGCTGCGTCGAGCGATCACCCGGCAGCCAATGCTGCGGCAACTGATGAAGAGGTCGGAAAGCAATGACCATTCCGTTCAAGCAGCTCCCGCAGAACATCCGCACGCCGCTGTTCTTCGCCGAGATCGACAACTCGCACGCGAACTCTGCGGTTGCGAACCAGCGCGCGCTGCTCATCGGCCCGATGACGTCGGCTGGCATCGCGACGCCGAGCGTGCCCCTCATCTCGTCGGGCACGGGCGACGCGAACGTCCAGGCTGGCGCGAACAGCGTGCTCGCACTGATGACGGCTGCCTATCGTCAGAACGATCAGTTCGGCGAGCTCTGGTACCTGCCCGTCCAGGACGCCGGCGGGGCGGTGGCGGCGACCGGTACGATCGCGTTCACCTCGGCACCGACGGCTAACGGCACGATCTCGCTGTATATCGCCGGTCAGCTTGTCACCGTGCCGGTGACGGCAGGCCAGACGACCGCGCAAATTGCGACCGCAGTCGCCGCGGCTATCAATCTGATTCCGTCGATGCCCGTCACCGCTGCGGCTTCGACGAGCACCGTGACGCTGACGGCAGACAACAAGGGCCTCGTCGGCAACGACATCGACGTCCGCTTCAATTACATCGGCACGACGGCTGGCGAGGCGCTGCCCACGGGGCTCGTGGCAACAATCACGGCGATGGCGAGCGGCGCGACGAACCCGACGCTGACGACGGCGCTCGGCAATCTTCAGGACATGCCGTTCGACTTCATCGCGTGCGCGTTCACCGATACGACGTCGCTCGACGCGCTGAAGACGTTCTTGAATGACTCGACCGGTCGCTGGAGCTGGCAGCAGCAGGTGTACGGCCACGTGTTCGTCGCATACCGCAGCACGTGGGCAGGGCTCACCACTTTCGGCACGGCGCGCAATAACCAGCACGAGTCGATCATGGGCTTCAACGACTCGCCGACGCCAGCATGGCAATGGGCGGCGGCAATCGCGGCGGTGACCGCGGTGAGCGTGCGCGCTGATCCGGGCGTCCCGATGCAGACCGTCGCGCTGACCGGCGTACTGGCGCCGCCACTGCAGTCGCGCTTCAATCTCAGCCAGCGCAACACTCTGCTCTATGACGGCATCGCCACCTTTACGGTGGGTGACGACGGCACCGTCGCGATCGAGAACTTGATCACGAGCTATCAGACGAACGCGTTCGGGCAACCGGACAACAGCTATCTCGAAGTTGAGACGATGTTCCTGCTCGCGTACGTGCTGCGTCGCCTGCGCACGCTGGTGACGTCGAAGTACGCGCGCGTGAAGCTCGCGGCGAACGGCACGCGCTTCGGCCCTGGCGCCGGAATCGTGACGCCGAACATCATCAAGGCTGATCAGATCGCTGAATATCAGGCGATGGAGTACGAAGGATACGTGCAGGGAAGCGACAAGTTTGCTCAGTCGATCATCGTCGAGCAGAACGCGCAAAACCCGAATCGTGTCGACGTTCTGTGGCCGGGAACTCTGATCAACCAGCTGCGGATCTTCGCGCTGCTCGCGCAGTTCCGTCTGTCCACCAGCCAGACGTAAGCAGTTCGCCAACGCAGTAAGCCGCCTATGACCGGGCGGCTTTTTCTTTTGTGGAGAAGCCAACGATGGCGAACCAGACGAATTTCATCGCCGGGACTGCGTATATCACGATCGACGGCGTCAACTATCAACTCGAAGGCGAGTTGCGGTATGACGCCGGCACCGTGACGCGCGAAACACAGTCAGGCCAGGACACTGTGCACGGTTTCAGTGAGAAGCCGAAACCTCCTTCGATTTCAGCTTCGATCCGTGATTCGGGTGGCGTCAGCCTGGCCGCGATCAACGCGATGCGAAGCAATACCGTCGTGCTCGAGCTCGCGAACGGCAAGACGATCATCGGGCGCAACATGTGGACGGTAGAAGCGCAGGAAGTTGACACGACCGAGGCGAAGTTCACGGTTAAGTGGGAAGGGCTGCAGGGCTCGGTCACGGAGCAGTAATCGATGAGCGACACAAAAACCATCCAGTTGCGCAAGGCGCTGAGCTACGGCAAGGGCGATCAGGCGAAGACAGTCGACTCGATCACGCTGCGCGAGCCGACCGCAGGCGAGTATGAGAAGGCGGAAAACGCGGCCGGTGTCTACGGCCTCCAGATTGCCCTTATCGCGCTACTCAGCGGCGTGCCGGTTGACGTGATCGATCAGATGTACACGAGCCAGATCGACGAGGCGGCCGATTTCATCGGTTCATTCGGCAAGGAAGCGATCAGCGGAATGAAGCCGAGTGCTGACGAGTTCCAACTCGTACTTCAGTCGCCGGTCAAACTGACCTCCGACGACAGCCCTCTGAACGTCGCCACGCTCGATCTGAGCGAGCCGACGAACCAGCAGAAGCGCAAGGCCTCGGCCGCTGGCGGCACGTTCGCATCGAGCATCGCGCTGATCAGCATCGTGTCGAAGGTACCGAAGAACGCCGTGCGGGCGCTGTCGGCGCGTGACTTCATGGCCGCGTGCGCGTACTTCAACGGTTTTCAGCTTCGGCGGACAGCGGACTCGGACGACTGATCGCCGCCGTCACGGCTGTGCCGGAAGGCTGGGATGACGTCCTCGCCGAGCTGACGCATTTCATGCGCTGGGGGCCGAACGACGTCGAAGGCATGACGGTTTCCGAGACATTGCGCTGGCTTGACCAAGCAAAGCGCATGAAACAACAGATTGGAGTCAAGGTATGAACGTAGGAGGCGGCGCAGGCGCAGTGCTCGGCACCACCTCGGGCATCTCCAATCTGGCGAGCTCGCTGGCTGCCCGGCTCGGTGGCTCGGCGGGCTCGTATTTCGATCAGTTGCGTCCCGCATCATTCCGCGGCGTGCCGTTCGTATCGCTCGGCGGTGAGGGCGGCTTCGGCCGCCGGAACGAACTGCATGAATACCCTCTGCGCGACACGCCGTGGGTCGAGGATCTTGGGCGTGGCACGCGTCACTTCCGAGTTTTCGGGTTCGTCGTTGGCGACGACGTCATCGCGCAGCGCGACATGCTGATTGCAGCCTGCGAGAAGGAAGGCGCGGGCTCGCTCGTGCATCCGACGTATGGTCGGCGAGACGTCAGTCTGATGGATAGCCGCTGGATCGAGCGGTGGGAGAAGGGCCGATACTTCGAGTTCGAGTTCGAATTTATCGAAGGCGGCCCTCGTGTCTTCCCGGCGACCTCGGTTGCGGGCGGCAGTCTTGTCGAAAGCGCGGCGAGCGGCTTGAACGTCGCGGCTGCTCTCAATTTCGCCCGGACGGCGCTAACAGCGATCGCGTACGGTGCAGCGGTGCTTGGATCGGCGGTGAGCACGGCCGTCGGCTGGTACACGGCGGCGAAGAATTTTGTTGGCGACGCACGGAACCTCTTCAAGCTTCTGACGAATCTACCGGGTGACTTCGGCCGATTTGCTGGCAGCGCAACGGTGCCGACGTTCAGCAAGTTTCCGAGTTCTTCGGTCGACACGAGCGGCGCAACCGTCGAAAGTCTCACACAGGCGGCGACCCTCGCGCGCGCGAATCTCGATACCGCTTCGGCGACTCTCGACGCGGCGGCGCGCAATCTCGACGCATCGACGATCGACGACTTCACCGCGGCGGCGCAGGGCGTCACGAGCGCGATGCTGGCGGCGACGCCGGATCCGGCTGATTCGATGCGTTTGCTCACGTCGTTGGCTGGGTACGAGCCGGTCGGCGCGACAACGGCGTCGACGATCGGCACCGCGATGGCGACAATGCAGTCCGCGTGCTCGGACCTCTTCCGGCGCACGACCATTGCTTCAATCGCCGTGGCGGCATCGAATTACGAGCCTACGTCGAGCGACGATGCGGCGCGGGTGCGCAGTCAGGTGTTGGATCTGATCGACGCCGAGATGACTATATCAGGCGATCAAGGCGACGATGAGACCTACGAGGCTCTGCGATCGCTGCGGCAAGCCGTGGTCTCAGATTTGAATCAGCGCGGCGCTAGTCTGCCGGCGATGCGGACATTTGCGTTCGCGACGCCTCTGCCGTCGCTGACCTTGGCAAATCGTATCTATCGCGACGCAGCGCGCGCGGATGAGTTGGTCGCGCAAGCAGATCCGGTGCATCCCGCGTTCTTTCCTACAAGCTTCAAGGCACTGGCGACCTGATTCATGGCAAACAACCTGACGATCGTTATCTCTGCGCTCGACAGGACGGGGGCAGGTTTCGCGTCCGCGAACCGAAACCTTCGTGCCATCGATCAGGCGATGATGCGAACGACGCGCTCTTCGCAGCGGATGACGGCAGTGCAAAGCTTCGTGACCGGCGCGACGCGCGCGAGCGCGCTCAGCGGCGCGTTGCTCGCGGGCGTCGTGGGCGCGGCCGCGCTTGTCACGTCGAAGATCCTTTCGATCGAATCGGCATGGGCGAACACTGTCCGCAGCGTCAGCAACAAGTCGTTGACCCTCGGCATTGACGCCAAGCAGCTGTTCGGCATCCAGAACGCGGCAAAATCCGTCGGTCTGAGCGCCGAGCAGGCGACGTCTTCGGTCGAAGGCGTGACGCGTGGGTACTACGAATCGACGCAGGGTCGCGATCCGCAGAAGCGGATGATCTATCAGGCGTACGGCATCAACGGGCTCGACGAGCGCGGGCAATTCAGTTCCGAGCGTCTGCTCGAGCAGATTGCAGCGGCTGGCGAGAGTGTGAACAGCCGAAACGGCCCGCTCGCGCGGCATCGGCTGTTCGAGGCGCTCGACGCTGGAGGCCTTGAGGACCTGTTGAACAAGGGCGCGGGCGGCGTGCGTGATCGCTACTCTCGCGGCTTGGCGCTCGCGCCGAGCGAGGAGGACATTCGTCACGCCAACGACTACGCCGAGGCGATGTCGAGACTTGATGCGCAGTTCGATAAGACCAAGCAGACGATTCTCGGCGGTCTTGCACCTGCGTTGACGACCTTCCTTGAAGGGGTTGAGCGAGTCGTTGCGCGCCTAAACGGGCAGGAATACGTTCCGACGCGCTGGAATGGTCAAGGCTATGTTCCAGCTTCATCGCCCGATGCGCCGCCGGCATCAAACCTCGGCGATCGCGCAATCGACGGACTGGAGAAATTCGGCAATTTCTTGCGCGGCAACGGCGCGCGCACGAATGCGCAAGTCGGCGCTGAGCCGAACGCCAACGTGCCGGCTGCCGTTTCGTTTTTCGAATCTCGCGGCTGGACCCGTGCGCAGGCAATCGGCATCGTTTCGAATTTGCAGCACGAAAGCGGCATCGATCCATCCGCCAGCGGGGATAACGGGAAGGCATACGGCATCGCGCAGTGGCACCCGGACCGACAAGCGGCATTTCAGCAGTGGGCCGGAAATTGGATCGGCAACTCGACGCTCGAGCAGCAACTCGGATTTGTAGACTATGAATTGCGGCAGGGAGGCGAGCAGCGCGCGGGCGCGGAGTTGGAAATGTCGCGCACGCCCAGCCAAGCGGCTGACGTCGTATCTCGGCTGTACGAGCGCCCGGCGGCAGCGGCCGCCGAAGCCGCGGCACGCGCCGCAACTGCGAACCGCATTGCTGGGCTCTATTCGGGAGATCAAGGGGCAGCGAATGCACCAGAGGCCGCGCCGACGCGCGCGGATGGCGAGCTTCGAGTCAAGGTCGAGCTCGGAAATCTGCCGAATGGCTCGCGTGCTGAGGTTTCGGGTTCGCCGAACGTGAAATCGACGGTGGAGCGCGGCTCGACCGGCTCAACCAGTCAATTCGCACTCGGGGCGACGTACTGATGAATTCGTTTGTAGTGACCCTGCCGGATGCAGGTATCTCGATCACAGGGTGGAAAGGCGCGCGTGTGACGCGTTCGATCGAGAGCTGCACCGGCTCGTTCGTGCTGGAGATGACCGAGCGCTTCCCGGATGAGGTCGACGAGACATCTCTGATCGGCGGCGTTCCCATTCAGATCGCAATCGATGCAGACAATCTGCTTTTGACTGGGTACGTCGACACCGTCGAATACATCATCACGCCGCACGAGCATCTGATTCGGGCAACAGGGCGCGGGCGCTGCGAGGATCTGATCGACTGCAGCGCTCCCGTCGATCGGATACTGGCGAACAGCCGGATCGACGCCGTTTGTCGCGCGCTGGTGAAAAACTTCGACATAGAGGTGGTGGTCAGCGCGAGCCTGCAGGCCGTCATCGACGATCTGCCAACGATCCCGTTTCAGTTGATCTCGATCAGCGAGACGCCGTGGGAAATTATCGAGCGGTGTTGCCGCTACAGCGGCGTGCTTGCGTTCGAGCTTGAAGATGGCTCGTTGTGTCTCGCGCTTGCTGGTGACGCGCTCGGATCGACGGGCCTTGATCTCGGCGCGAACGTCGAGTCTGCTGTATCGGTGAAGAGTTCGCTGGGTCGATTTTCGAGCGTCTCGGGCGTGCTGACGAACTACAACAACGCGACGGACATCGGCGTCAATCTGCTGCCGGAATATACGGCCTATGACCCGGGCGTCAAGCGGTATCGGCCAAAGTTCATCGTGTCTGAGCAGCCTTCGTCCGATCGGACGTATCTGCAGCGGCGCGTCGACTGGCAGATTGCACGCGCCTACGGAATGTCGCGCCAGGTGCGAGCGCTGGTGGACAGTTGGACCGATGCGAGCGGCTCGCCTTGGTATCTGAACTATCAGGTGCCGGTCACGATGCCGCTGCTCAAGATCCCCGAGAAGACGCTGCTGCTCATCACGGAGATCAGTTTCATCCTCGACGAGAACGGCACACATACTGAGCTTCTGCTCGCACCGCGCCAGGCATATCTGCCCGAGCCGCTCGTTCTTCAACGCATTGATCCGGACATAGCGCCGGCGTAAAGGACTTTGGATGCTCGACGCACTGAACGCGCTCTCGCGGCGGATTCGTCTGTTCGTGAGCCGCGCGGTGATTTCGTTCGTCGACGATACGCGAACAGTCCAGTATCTGCAGGCGAGGATCAACGCGCTTGAGACTGTGGGCGACATTCCACGCTATGTCGAGTACGGGCTGTCGTCGAATCCGCCGCTCGGATCTGAAGCTCTGATCGTTTTCGGAAACGGAGAACGAACGAACGGCATCGTCATTGCCACCTCGAATGCGACATACCGCGTGACAGCGTTGAAAAGCGGCGAAGTCGTGATCCACGACAACACCGGTCAGAAGGTGTACCTGTCGCAAGCCGGCATGGTGCTCGACGGCGGCGGTAAGCCGGTGACGATCACGAACACGCCCGAGATCGACGCCGATACGCCGTTGCTTAAATGCAAGGGTGACATCATCGACAACTACGAGACGAACACGCGCACCATCGCGGGCATGCGCACGGTCGCCAACTTGCACACGCATCCGATCGTCAATGTGCAGACCGGCGGCAGCACGATCAATACGCAGCCGCCGACACAGCCGGAGTAATAGATGCCTGACATCAGCATCGTCTGGGATGCCGCGAACAGCCGCGGCGACTGGCAGCAGATCGGTCCTGACCTGCTCACCGGAAACGATCTGCAAACCGCTGTCCTGCTGAGCCTCTTTACTGACCGTGTTGCGAATGCCGACGACGTCATTCCGGACGGCACCGGCGACCCGCGCGGCTGGTGGGGCGATCTCGACGAGGACAGCCCCATCGGCTCTCGGCTTTGGCTGCTTGATCGGTCAAAGCAGACACAGGAGGTGCTGAACAACGCGCGCGATTACATCGTCGAGGCGCTGCAATGGCTCGTCGATGACGGTGTCGTCGCGAGCATAGATGTTCAGACGGAATGGACGCGCGACACATTTCTCGGCGCGCAGATAACGCTCTATCAACCGGCCGGGCCCAGCGTCTCCTTGACGTACGCATGGGCATGGCAACAGCTCACCTGATATGCCATTCCAACGTAAAACGCTCTCTACCTTGATCAGCGAGGTGGCGGCTGACATTAACTCGGCCTTGCAGGGTGCTGATGCAACGCTGCGCCGTACCGTCTTGAAGGTGGTCGGAAAGGTGCAGGCGGGAATGTCTAACCTGCAGATGGGGTACCTCGACTGGATAGCCAAGCAGGCTGTTCCATTCACTGCGGAAGACGAATATCTCGAAGGCTGGGCCGCGCTCAAGAAGGTGTATCGGAAGGCCGCGACGCCCGCTCAGTTGACCGCGACGTTCGCCGGTGTCACTGGTACGCCCCTCAATGCCGGGACGCAGGTCGTGCGGAGCGATGGCGCTACCTACACAACGGCAGCTGCAGCAACTGTCGACGGCACTGGTTCACTGTCCGTCACGATCGTCGCTACCGCGGCTGGATCTGCTGGGAATGCTGACGCAGGCACCACCGTCGCGCTGGGCATTGCGGTACCGGGTATCCAAACGTCTGGAACCGTCACTGGCACGGTCTCGTCTGGCGCTGACATTGAGGATAACGACGAGCTCCGCAATCGAATGCTCGCGGCCTATCAGAACACGCCGCAGGGCGGGGACGTTGAAGACTACGTCGGATGGGCTCTTGCTGTGCCTGGTGTTACGCGTGCGTGGTGCGCGCCAAACGGCTTCGGTGCGGGAACCGTCGTCATCTACACTATGCTCGACACGGCGCAGGCCGCGCACGGCGGCTTCCCGCAGGGCACGAACGGCGTATCGCAGTACGACATGGGCCCGGGCGGCACGCCGCGCGGCACCGTCGCAACCGGTGACCAGTTGGTTATCGCGGACGCGATCGTGAATGAGCAGCCGGTGACTGCGCTCGTTTATTCATGTGCGCCCGTCGCGAATTCTTTGACATTCACGCTCTCCGGTTTGATGGGAACGTCGACCGCGACTCGTGCGGCGATCTACGCAGCGATCTCCGATGTCCTGTTTCGAAATGGCGACCCGCGAGCAGGCACGATCAATCGATCTGACATCGAGTCCGCGATTGCATCTGTGTCCGGCACGAGCGGATTCGTCATCACGCTCGTTCAGGGCGTGGTCGGCGTAACGACCACGACTTATCCAGGCAATATCACCAGCGGATTCGGTCAGCTGCCAGTGCTCGCTGGCGTGAATTACGTCTGAGGTCTTCATGCTCGCACCGAATTTCAAGGCGGCAGATTTTCTTGCTGCGATGCAGGCGCTATTGCCTCGCGGTCGAGTTTGGCCGCGAGATCAAGACACCGTCCAGGCAAAGGTTCTCTCAGGACTCGCGCCGTGCTACGAGCGACAGACCGCGCGCGCGAACTACCTGTTGGTCGATGCGTTTCCCGCCACGACGTACGAACTGCTGCCCGAGTGGGAATCGACGCTCGGTCTGCCAGATCCGTGCGCTGGCGAAGCGCCAACGATACCGGCGCGGCGTGCGCAAGTCATCGCTCGACTTACTGCAGTGGGAGGCGCATCGATTCCTCAGCTAGTGGCATTTGCGGCGTCGATTGGCTACGCGGTGACGATCACGCAATACACGCAAGCGCGAGCGGGGATGCTGCGCGCAGGACAGCCAGTCAACGGATACGACTGGAACTTCGCCTGGAAGATAACCGCGCCGATCAATACCGTTGTTCGCGCAGTTGCCGGATCAATGGCGGCCGGCGATCCGTTGGCATCTTGGGGAAACGCCGTTCTGGAGTGTGAGTTTCGCGCGGTGATGCCGGCTCACACGATTCCGATTTTTGCTTACGCATAAGAGGCACCATGTTCCGAATTGATGATGCAACCGCCGCTACCTCGCTGCCGACGCCGGAAGCCGCAAGCACCGAAGGCTACTTCACTGAAGGCAACCCGACGGCTGGAACTCCGGCGACGAATGTTCGCGGATCGTGGCTGAACATGATCCAGGAGGAGTTGCGCGCTGTCGTCGTTGCCGGCGGCATAACTCCGAGCAAGACCACGTACAACCAGGTTTATCTTGCCATCCAGAAGCTGATCGGATCTGGAAAGCCGCTCGCGAGACTCTTGACGATAACGATCGCCGGTTCTGGATCGTTCACAGTTCCAGCGGGCGTCTTCGGAATCTACTACCGCTTGTGGGCCGGCGGCGGCGGCGGTGGTGGTGGAGGGACATCGAGCGCCGGCAACGCTGCGGGTGCGGGCGGTTACGTGGAGGGCTGGCTGACCGTTACACCGGGACAAGTCATTCCGTATGTTGTGGGCGCGGGCGGAAATGCGGGAAGCACCGCGAGCGGCGGCACGGCCGGTACGGCCGGGGGCACATCAACCTTCAATACGACCATCTCCGCAACCGGCGGCGGATTCGGAAACGGCGGAGGGACCGGCGGAGGCGTCGCTGGCGTTGGTTCAGGTGCCGATTTCAATGCCACGGGAACGTCTGGGACTGGCCCATCGATCGCGCAAGGCACTCTTTATCTTGCGCCGCCCGGCGGAGGAGCTTATGGCGTGGGGCCGACGGCATATGGCTATGGGCAAGTCGCAACACCCGGACGCAACCCTGGCGGCGGCGGGTCCGGTGGAGTTGGCTCATCGGCTGGCGCACAAACGGCGGGCGGCGCAGGTGCCGCTGGCGCTCTTTACATCTGGGGCTAATCGATGAAAACATACGCACGGGTGGTCAATGGACTGGTCATCGAGATGTGCCACGACTCCGACGATTTCACGATCGATCAGCTGTATCCGTCGGAGATAGTCGCGCAGCTCGTCGACGTGACGAATGTCACGCCGACGCCGGGTCAGAATTGGGGTTACGACGGAACAGGCTTTCACCTGCCGGCCGCACCCGAACGAAGCCCTGAAGAAGTACGTGCGACCAACACATCGACACGAGATGTTTTACTCGCGCAAGCCGCTACGGCCATCGCGCCTTTGCAAGATGCCGTCGATCTCGACATGGCAACTGATGCCGAGGGCGCGTTGCTTAAGCTGTGGAAGCAGTACCGTGTCGCCGTGAATCGCGTCGATTTGAGTCAAGCGACACCTACCTGGCCGGAGCAGCCTGCGGCGTAGCCGCATATAAAATCGTGTAACATCCCGGCATGCAAAATTCACTGATCCGGCCCGTGCGATTTCCGGCGATCGACGGGATCCGCTTCTACGCAGCCTTGGCCGTATTCTTCGAGCACGTATTGGGCGGCGCTGCGATCGAATATTTTCGCGTGCCCGCTGATCAATACAATTACCACAGCGGTTCTTGGTGGGTCAGATTCACCTACTACCTCGCAGACGGAAATCACGGCGTTGATGTATTTTTCATTATCAGTGGCTTCCTAATGGCTCGAATCGTCCTTTCGGATGGGCGGGGTTTCAGCTACGCAACATTCATTTGGAATCGTATAAAGCGGATCTACCCCGCGTTTCTGATCTCGCTTTGTATCGCCGCCGCCGCCGATTGCATGTTGTTCGGTTGGCCATGGAAACCGCTAGATTTTGCGAAAGACCTTGTGTTCCTGAATGCGATCCCCGGATACGCGGTGATCCCGTACAACCATGTCAGTTGGTCGCTAGGATTCGAGTTTGCGTTCTATTTGGTTATTCCCGCGTTGCTTATTGGAAGGCGCATTGAGCGGCGCGTCGCCGCGTGCGTTCTCCTTCTCGCGGCCTGTTATTTCGTGCCGTCAGACTTCGTTCGTATGAAAGCGTTGTTCGTTGGCGGCCTGATTGGAGCATTCAATGATGACCAGTTGAAGGCAATCGCACGACGTACGCCGTTTGCATTAATACTTGCGATGTACTTGGGGTGCGGCATGCTTAAAGCCGTGTATTTCAGTTCGTTCAACGGCTGGTACTACACGTTTTTACCGATCGCGGCTCTGCTGTTCGTGAAGATCGTTTGGGGAGATACCTCGCTCACCCGATTCTTTACCCGCCCGGTGATGCGCAAGCTGGGAACATTGTCCTATTCAATATACCTTTATCACTCGGTAGCCGCATCGATCGTTCTCGTCTATTTGACGCCTAGGCCTGCATCGCTTGGATGGGCACTTTGGTATATCGCCATGACGGGAACATTGACCATCGGCGCGGCGTGGCTGTCCTATCGATTCGTTGAGCAATGGTATTTCGAGCGGGGACGGCATCATGTAGTAGCAACGGACTCCCGCGTGGGTCAGACAAACTAATCGACTACTGGCGTTTCTTTCGTCGCAGATCCCATTCGGTAGAAAGCCAAAGCACGATGCCGACTACCGCGGTGATGACATTTCCACCGTTCACCGGATACCCGGCGACACGCGCGATGAGGAAGCCGACGGATACGATGCCGACTAGCCGGATTAGCCATGTGATGGCGTTGTACAAAGCTCTTCTCCTGTTGTGAAATGGTTGCACATGTTACTACATCGAGATGAGCATCACTTTCGATGACTTGCCGCGCCAACAGCCGCCTTCGGGCGGCTTTTTTTATGCCCGGACGACCGGCGCAAGTACGAGGAAAACCGATGTCGGAATTCTGGAATGAGGGAGTCAAGTCGATCATGACTGCTCTCGGTAGCGTCGGCACGTTTTGGGTCGGCGGCCGAATGTGGCGCCAGATTGATCGCCGACGACAAGCCGAGAGTGAAGGCGAAGCCAACATCGTTAAGGCGGACTCTGCCGCGCAGGTCGAAGCAATCGCACGCTTTGAGCGTCTCGCCACATTGGCGGAGGAGCGTGCTGGTCGTGCCGAAGCGCGCGAGCTTCTTGCCGTACAGCGAGCCGATCGCGCCGAAGAACTCATGCGGACCGCCGAGCAACGGGCCGATGCGGCCGATCGGCGCACGCAGCGCGCTGAGGCCGAAGTCCTCGAACTGAAAACTCGGATCGAACGTCTTGAGCGTGCGATCGACAACCGGAGGGAATCAGATGTCTCGGGTTCGTGACTGGCGTTGGTGGGTTGTCGGCGTGTGCCTGCTTGGAGGGCTGGCTGGCGTTGCTGCGGTCGGCTTCTTTATCGGACAGTGGGGCATGTCGATCGAGCGCGCGAATTGGCAAGCGGAGCGCTCTGCATACCTCGCCCGATTCCCTAAGGTTCGACAGGAAACGCGCGAAGCGTGTACGCGCGAGTTCGCTGGGCGAATCGAGGGGCTACAGAGGCTCAACGAGCGAAGCGAACAGTCTCTTGTTGATCTAAAGGCGCAGATGACTGACACGCACGAGCTCGCTGCGTACACACTTCGATTCCTCGGCGATCGGGCGAAGTTGACCGATGCTCGGCAGGCGGCGATGCTCAAACAGACGCGTGCAGCCGCCGTCGCGGCTGTCGCGGCGGCGAAGAAAACCGAGGTCGTCGAGCAGAAAGTATCCGTCGCCACTGCGAGCGCTGCCGAAGCGGCTAGTACGGCGAAGGCGACCGAAAAGAAACTCGACACCGCAACGCATCCGACAGCGGTTGTGCCATCGACGCCATGGGCGGGCAGTCGCCGCTGACATTTTTGGTTTCCCACCTCGACCCGGCCGCGCGCCGGGTTTTTCTTTTTAGAGGCCCTATGAACCTCAAGCTCCGCCTGGTCGATGACGCGGCCAGGGTGCACACGTACTCGTCGACAATCATCGCGGCCGGGCTCGGCGCGATCTCAGCGGCCTCGCCATTCATCGAGGCGGCTTGGACCGGCATGCCCGAGGAGGTGAAGTCGCTTTTGCCTGATAGCTGGCGTCTCGCGATCGCGATTGCGGTCGGCTGCCTGGCGATTATCGCCGCGCGCTACACGACGACAGCCCCGAAAACTACGACGAGCGAGACGGTCGATGGCGACACAAGCGCAGCAGCCAAATAAGCGTCCGGGCAAGAAGACCCTCGCGGCGACGATCGGCGCTGCGGCCGCTGCCGCGCTCGTCGCACTAACCGCTTCGCAAGAGGGTGTGTCGCTCAAGCCGTACAACGACCGACTAGCGAACAACATCCAAACGGTCTGTTTCGGCGAGACGAACGTCGAGATGCGCGCGTACGCGCTGCCGGAGTGCAAGTCCATGCTCGGCGACAGCCTCGCGGGCTATGCGTCGGCCGTGCGCGACATCACACCGGGCTTCGATTCGCTGACCGACGGACAGAAGGTCGCAGTTGTAGATCTCGCCTACAACATCGGCGTGCCGAACTACAAGGGATCGACGCTGCGTAAGCGATACATTGCGCGCGACTTCCCGGGCGCGTGCACTGAGTTCATGAAGTGGCGATTCGTCGCCGGCAAGGACTGCGCGAGCGCTGCGAATCGTTGCGGCGGCATCGTGACGCGTCGTCGCCTCGAGATGAACGCCTGCATCGGAAACTGACATGTCTCCATACCTCATCACAGGAATCATCGCGGGCGCGATCGGCATTGCGATCGGCGGTGCCGCGCTGCATACGGTCGACAGCACGAAACTCGCCACTGAACAGGCCGCGCACGCGCGCGACAACGAGGTCAACGCCGAGAAGCTAAAAGCTGTTTCCGATGCGGCCGCGATCGCGGCGCGCGCGGCGATCGCGAAGCAAAACGACGCAGCCGCGCAGCTCGCGCAACTCGACGACAGGCTCAATCAGGAGAAGGCATCACATGAATCCGACAACGCGAAGAACCGCGCTGCTGTTGCTGACGGCGCTCGCCGGCTGCGCGTCGCAGTTACCGCCTACACCCCCGCAAGCGGTGGCAACGCCACAAATTCAGGCGCAAGCGCCAGCGGCGTGGGCAATGGTGCCGGTGGCACAGCCGAGCTATCACCTGCGTTTGGATCAGCTCTTTTCGGGATCGTCGACGACGCTGATAGCGACGCCCGCGCAAAAGCCGAATACCTCCAGCACTACGTCTGCATCCTCCAGCAGCAAGGAGTGATCGCGGGCGCTTGCAGCCTCACGACCACCGCGAAGGAATGACACATGGCATCGAATCTGAAGTACAGCGCCGTGCTTAAGAACGGACAGCAGGATCAAATCACGGCGAAGGTCGGCACGAGCGGCGCGTATGACCTTTACGACGGCACGCAGCCCGCATCGCCCGACGTGGCCGTCACGACGCAAAATCTGCTTGCAACGCTTCCCTGCAGCGCGACTTTTGCCGCGGCTTCCAGTGGCGGGGTGCTGGCAGCAAATGCGATCAGCAACGGCACAGGGACGGCGGCAGCGGGCACCGGCAAGACGGCGACCTGGTACCGCCTGCGCACGTCGGGCGGCACGGCGCATGTCGACGGCAGCGTCGGCACAAGCGGATGCGATCTGAATCTGTCGAGCACGACGATTCGCGCAAGGGCAGACGGTCAGCATCTCTTCGAGCACTTACACGAACGGCCAGTAAGCGGCCGCATAGGCGACCGCAATGGGCACTCTCACCGGTTCGAACACAGTTCTGGCCGGCACCGAGACGTTCAATCTCTCGTCGCCGGTTCAGACCGACTGGATTCAGTTTCCGCAGTCAGCAACGTCCGTCAACCGGAAGTCGGGCGGCGGGTCGACGATCGGGCTGCCGACCACGATCGGTTCGGGTGTAACGTTCACGGGCTACACGGACGGCCCGAAGATGACGTGGACGGATGGCACGCCCACGGCTTCAGCGACGGCGCTCGCGGGCGGCATCTATGCCGACAACACGACGGCGACCGGACAAGGCATCCAGATAGTTCTGCCTGCGGACACGACGTCGCGCACGCTGACGATCTATTGGGCGGCCTATTCGAGCGCCTGCACGCTGACCGCGACGCTCTCGGACGGCAGCGCGACCGCCTACACCGTCTCGCCGGGCACGACTGGCAGCGGGAATCAGAAGTTTTATGCCACGACGATCACTTGGGCGGAGAACTCAGCCTCTCAGACGCTGACGATCAAAACGACGATCACGACGAATGTCGGCTCGTCGTTCAACGTCATGCTGCACGCCATCAAGTATCTGAGCAGCGCACCGTCAGCCATCACCGGCACTACCGCCAGCACGAACACATCGAGCGCGGCGGCTTCGGGCGTCGTGAGCAATACAGGCACAGCGGCCGCAACGCAGGCAGTAAGCGGTGCGAGCGCATCGGGCGGCGTCAGTACGAGTGGCAGCGCGGCGTCGACGCAGGCAAAGGGCGCGGGATCAGCAAGCGGCAACGTCTCGACCGCGGGCCCGGCGAGCGCCACGCAAGCGCCAATCGCGGGCGCGGCATCTGGCGGCGTGTCGATGTCGGGAGCAGCGGCGTCGGCGAACTCCGGCGGCGGGGCGGCGAGCGGCAGTGTATCGACGAGCGGCGCTGTGGCCAGCACGCAGCAGCCGGCCATCGGGTCGGCGAGCGGGCAAGTTGGCGCGGCACCCATTTCGGGGGTCGCTGCGTCGACGAATCGCAACTCGGCGAGCGCCGGCGGATCGACCGACGTCTCGGGAAGCGCGGCATCAACGCAGGCCGCTAATGCCGGGGCGGCGTCAGGTCAGATCGGCACACCGCAGATCAGCGGGGTGGGGGCTGCGACGGCAGCGCCGGGCTCCGCTGTGGCGGGCGGCGCGGCGAACGTCGGCGGAAGCGCTGCGGCCGTGCAGTTGCCGCAAGCTGCCGATGCGAGCGGCGCCGTGACATCGACCGGCAGTGCGGCCGGGGCACAGGCAGCTGCGGTTGCCGCCGCGACTGGAGCTGTCCTTGACTCGATTGCCGGAAGCGCAGCCGCGATCCAGACGCCGGGTATCGGGAGCGCAGTCGGTCAAGGCGCGATAGTCGGAGTGCCGGTTCCGGTCCGCTATCCGATTGCTGCGGATCCAAGGACGGTCACTGTCTCGCGCGAGGCGCGCAGCGTCGCTGTCGACGGCGATTTAAGGTTGGTGCGGGTTGCTGCGGATGGGCGCACGCATGGGATCGAACCAGAAAGCCGCAGCATCGCGGTGCGAGCTGGTCAGCCGGCATAAAATCTTCGGAGCATCAAATGGCTTTTTCGTACGTTCCTTCGTTCATCAAGGACCCCCAGGCAGTTCTCGACTTCAACTGGGACTGGTCGGCGTGGCTCGGCGAGGGCGAGGCGATAACCGATAAAACCGTGACGCCCGATGCCGGGCTCACGGTCAATTCATCCAGCATCAATGGCGGCGTCGTAGCGGCTTGGCTCGCTGGAGGTGTCGCGGGGATAACCTATACCGTCGCATGCACGATCTCGACGTCGGCGGGGCGCACGGAGACGCGCCGCATACAGATTGTGGTGGCCATGCGCTAGCGCTTTCCCCTGGCTGTCTCCATGCAGCAGACGAGGCAATCGATCCTCGCGCGACCTCGCAGTTGCGAAGATCTGTCAATAACGCCTCATTCCCTCATCTTCGAGTAAGCCGTAAGTCTCCCCAAGGCGAGCAATGTATGTTGGCGATTGCTGCTGCAACTTTTCCAGTTCCTCGTCGGTCACTTCGATCTCGACGGGATCTCCCATCTCGTATTCTTCGCCTTCTGCTTGATAGAACATCTGCGCTTTGACGGTCTGCATAGGTAGCCTCTTCCTAACGCATTTCGAAAAGGCGCGCCACTGATTGGCGCGCCACTCTTCAATTACTTGCTGGAGATAACCGGCGAGCCCAATCGCGGCTTGGCAGGCGGAGCCGCGAGAAGCAGCACCTTATCGAGGTAGGGAAGCGCTTGCGGATCGCGTTCCTTGAAGTACGCTGCAGCTCGTTTCGGGAGCCAGGTTTCGGCGATGAACTGGCGGAAGTGAACTAGAAGATGCAACGGATACAACTTTGCGTCCACTTCGCGCCCGTCGGGAAACCGGTGCTTATAGGTGGGCAGGTAGGCAGGATCGGCCAACTTATGCTTTCGAAGGAAGTCGCAGAACATGCGCCCCTGGCTGATGTCCGGAACCAGCCGCTCAGGAAGAGAATAGCCCTGCGCTTCGAGCGGCCCGAGGAGCGTGAAAGACATCTCTTGCAAGATAGAGAAGTGAGTCGGCGGAATTCGCTGGAGGTTTTCCATGTGCCGCTGAATATGGTAGGGAAGCGCCGGTCGACCGGCCGGTGCCCCGCCGCCAGACATCCAGTCGAAGATCCATTCAGACACCTGCACAGCGAAGTCCGCCGAAAGCCATTGCGCAAGGTGGATCGCAACTTTGGGGTGAACCCACGTACTCGCAACCCCATGACTGTCCCTAACCTCTTGAATTAACTCCGAAACTCGTATCTGAGTTTTGGCTTCGAGAGCGCGAAGGAATTGGCCGGTCGTCTCGTTGCGAACGTAGTTGTACCATCGCTTCCCGGCGATGTGACAAAGCTGGGTCGCGTTGACATAGCCGTCGCTCGAACGTTGTTCGATGACGCCGCCGTTGACGTTTCGGCGGATAAACTGAAGAGAGAGTTGATGCGGTTGCATGCTTCGGTTCCGATGCATGTGTAGGGCTTTGCTTGACGCCGCTTTAGCGGTGACTAATAATTCGCCCCATCACTGGTTTAGAAGAGTGAACCTCGAATCGCTTGGTAGGTGGTCGCGAGGCTCGTCGTGCATAAACTCCAAAGGTCACATCCATGGGCGGATGCGGCCTTTTTTGTTTTGCACGTAAACTTTACCGTACGTCGGATTCCGTTTCCACAATATCTTGTGCTTGAAAAAAAGGTGCGGGATACAAGTTGTGTATTTTGTTGCGACGAAACGTTTGCGTGTAACGCGCGTGGCGCAGCGGTCGCAGTGGGCAGAAAGCAAAAAGCCCGGCACGACGGCCGGGCAAGAGAAAACACAACTGAATTGAGCGCCTCGCGCGCGCTCCGGGGCAGCATGGGAAACCTTTATCCGTTCCCGGCGCCGCTCATGAATCGTCTCTCGTAGCAGAGGGTATGTGCTCGTCATCAGCCATGATCTGCACAAGCTTCGGGAAATACACGTCGCACCGCTCATGATGAGCGGCCGCGCTGCGTCGAGGACAATCGGCCAGTTCGGCGCCGAGGTCCGTCATCGGGAAATCTTGTCCGAGGCGCGCCACAAGCTTGGCGAGCCGATACCGGCCTTGCCGTTCGCATCGAGAGCACGCTATCTCAATGTGGCTCGCACGCGCAGCAAGCTCGCCAAGCAGAACGCTACCGTTCTTACCCATCGCATGCAGGCGCCTGATCCTCTGCGGCCGCAATAAAGTCCGGCTGCTCGTACTCGTCGTCGTATTCGTTGACGATGCAATCGCAGTCGCCGCACATCCACCGATTCGGCACGTCGCCGACCGCCGGTTGAAACTCATCGCGCGCGAGCCGCCGAGCGCAGACAGGGCACCACATCGCCGTCATTGCAACCCCCCGTTAGGCCCTTCCTAAGGCCACCACTCAATACTGTATAAACGTACAGTTGTAGCACAGAAGTGCGGAAGCCGTATTAGGCGCGCCTAATTTCCTGCCTAAAATTCACTGTATTTACATACAGGAGCCGCAAAAGAAAAAACCCGCGTCAGCCAATGCCAACGCGGGTTCTGTTCTGGTCGGGGCGAGAGGATTTGAACCTCCGACCACCTGCACCCCATGCGGGAATTCACTCGCCGCAAAGGCTCTCTAGTAAAGGGCCGCATAATATCACGCCTAATAAATGCTCAAAGATTAATCGGCTTGGAACCCTTATCCAGCCTAGTTCCCTGTTTCCGTATTAGGCGGGTTCCAAGGCAGGGCGACGTCCATTTCGGAGCGTTCCGCGATCACTTCCTTGATGTAGATTTCGCTCGTCCGGCCGCTGGTATGAGCAAGCCGCGTCTGGATCTGCTTCTTGTCTTTGCCCTGGCGCGCGGCATCGGTCGCGCCGAGCGCGCGCAGATCCTTGAACACGACGTCGTCGGTCACTTTGGCGCGCTCTTTCGCGCGGCGCCACATCGAGTGCAGGCCAGTCTTCGTGTACGGCGTGCCCTTCGTCGACGGGAAGAGGTAGGGGCTGATGATCTTGTATTTCCGCTTGATCGCTTTCGCGCGCTCGATCACCGCGTCGATTGACGGCGTGATTGCGATGTCCACCATCTTCCCGCTCGACTTCGCCGTCTTCGTCGGTTTGAACCGGATTGCGCCGCCCTCAATCTGCGCGTCGCGCAGCATGCGCACGTCGATCGCGCGCTGCCAGCACAGATAGGCCATGTCGACGATGCACTGAAACATCGGGCCGGACTCGGTCGGCAGTCCGTCCTTCCCGGTCAGCGCGGCCTCGCGGATTTTTGCGATGACCTCGTGCGACGGCAGAACCTCGCGGCGTTTCGTCTCGTAGTCGGACAGGTCGAGCTGGTCGCACGGGTTGTCGTCGCGCAGGCCCATCTCGCTGATCGCCATCTTGAACATCTTGCGCAGCACGTTCACGTACTTCTGCGCGGTGTTGTTCTTCTCCGCGAAGTACTTCCTAAGGAACACCGTGATCGTCCGCGCCTTCACGTCGGCGACGGTGAATTCTTCGAGCTTCTCGGCGATGAAATCGGCCATGCGTTCGTATTCCTTGCGTACGGCCGGCGTGTAGCGCGCGAGCTTGCGCTGTTTCCATTCCTCACACAGGTTCGGCATCGTGCCGCTGACGAGCTTCTTCTCGCGCATCAGGAAGCCCAAGCGCTCGTACATGACCGCCTCGCCTTCCTCGAATCGGCACAGCTGGATCCAGCGTTGCTCCTTCTGCGTCCAGGGATTGCGCATCGGCTCCGGCGCGAAAAAATAGAACGCGCCGTGATTGACGATGACGCGGCGGGGCAGGCCGCGGTGATGTTTTCTTCTTCGGTTCATTTAACGCGTGGCTCGCGCTTTATGGTTGTGGTCTGAATCTGCGCCGGCGCGATGCAGTGCATGCGCATGACCAGCACAGAGTTATCGGGGCGGCGGCGCGCGGGGATGCCTAGCGACTTGAGCATCTCCATCTGCTTGGACGGGCGCTTATATCCGGTGATGCGCTCGAGTTCGTCCTCGGTCAGTTCAAGCGGCGTTTCGAGTACTGCTGCCATCCGTGTTCTCCAGATACGCGCGGCTGACGCGCATGAATTCTTCGATGTTGCTGGTCATGCTAGGATTCGCAAATTTTGGGCTGTGCTATGGAACACGACCGGGACAAGCTAAGAAGCATGCTTGAGGACCGCGGCGAGGCCGCAGTGCGCGCTGACACGTCGGTGCGGAAGTGGGGTGAACAGGGCGCATTTTTTGTTCGCGAGTGGCTCGAGGAACAGAGCGCGAATCGGGCGCGACAGGCTTCGCGGGTGGCAGCGGCATCGGCCGTCATCTCTGTCCTGTCGCTGATCGTGGCACTCTTGTCGTGGTTGCGGCCCATCGGGAAGTGATCGGAGAGAATCATTCTTTCCATGTATGGCCGCAGTGGTTGCATACGATCCAGCCACTGCGTTCCGTCAGGTTCATGCTTCCGCAGCGGGCGCACATCAGAGCCACTCAGCGATTAGGTACGCGATCGCCGCGACGACCGGAACTGCAAGACAGGCCCACTCGAACGGGGTCAGTTTGCGCACGGCTTCTCCTTGGCAATGGCGGCGTCGATGGCTTCGCGAATTGTTGCGCCTGTCCCGGCGATCTCAAGACCGTTTCCACAATCCCATACGACATACCCATCGGACGAGTCTTTGAGGCGCATGTGTTCGTTAGACGTCAGCCAGTCCAGCCGCTCCGCATCCTTCTCCATCCCCGCGATCCGCTCGCGCAGCGCGGCGATCTCGGCAGAGGGCTGGGTATAGAGCGGTTCGCACGTGTTGCCCTTTGCCAGATTCGCCGGATCAATCCAGCTGAATTGCAGGCTCGGGTGACCGCCGATCGTGACCAAATATGCGGCAGGCGTCTCATCACTCTCGCCCGCTACTACATTGCCTTGCGGGCAATCGGCTTCGTGTTTGCCGCCCATCGATTCGCCGCAGAAGAAGCAGGTTCCCGCGTCCTGCTCACTCGCCCCCGCTGCGGCAGGGGTAGCGCCCCGCATTTTCCTGAGTTCGTTGCGAAGCTCTGATACATCGACGGGGCGCAGCCCGCTATGCCATTCGCTTTGTGCCTTCAAGTTTTCGAGCACGCGGCAAACATCCGGGAACTCCGCGAGCCATCGATCGTATTCATTGATGTGCACGCGATAGTGTTCAAGGGTGCTCATCTCGCCTTCCAATGTGCTCTTCTTCATTCCGATTCCTTCGCACGCTCTAGCCGCTCTACGCGAATCTGGTGATACACCTTTGCATAAGAAAGCATCTGCTCTGCCGTAAAGGTTTTCGCCCCCGCCGCATCGGCTACCGAAGGCGCGAGAGGGGCGGCACGGAACAACGGCTCCCAATCCAGCCCTTTCATGAGTGTCATGGATTGACCGACTAGATCGCCGTCCTTATCCAGAATCACCCACATGACCGGCTTCGCCCCCGCTGTGTCGGCGATGACCGGCTTCATCGTCTCCGGCACTTGCTCGATGTCGAACCCGCCGCAGTCGTTGCAACGAAACACGGGCGCTGTGTCGGCGATGCTCGCGGAGAGAAGGGAGCGCAACTCGCCGACGCGGACCGTGTATGCCTCGTCGTCCAAGTAGCCGTTCAAATCGTTCAGTGTTGTCATGCTTTCCTCAAAAATGGTGTCGGCAGTTAGGCGGACAGCAGGTCAACCTGCCGCGATCGTTCGTCCAGTAGGCCGGTGTAGTCCGGGTTGAGCTCGCATCCGACGAACTCACGCCCGAGCATTCGCGCCGCGATTCCCGTCGATCCGCTGCCAATGAATGGATCGACAACGATTCCGCCCGGCGGCACAGAGTAGGCGATCAGCGGCGCGAGGATGCCGAGCGGCTTCTGCGTCGGATGCAACGCGCGGCCGTGCTCGTTCGCCACGTCGATCACGCTGCGCACGAGGCGCGGGCCGCCATCCTCGCTGACGTAGTGGCCGGCGTCGATGTGGCCGGTATGCGTCGGGCGTGTCTTGCGGCGCACGGTCTTCGCGCGGGCGTCGTTCGTGAACTGCGGCTCCTTGTAGAGATCGCCCCACGCTCCGCGGTAGAACTGTACGGCGTGCTCGTGCACGCGGCGGAACCGGTCGGCGTGGAACCCTGAGCCGTTCTGCTTCTCCCACACAATGTCCTGCGCATACTTGAAGCCGAACGATTCCATCTCATCGAACAGCGTCGCGACGAATCGCATCGAGCCGAACACCCAGATCGATGCCGTCGGCTTCAGGACGCGCGCGACCTGCACGAGCCAGCCTTCGCAGCGTCGATCCCATACAAGGCTCGTGTCGCCGTAAGGCGGGTCGGTGATGCACGCGTCCGCGAACGCTTCAGGCCATGACGCCATGATCTGTCGGCAGTCGCCTGCGTGAACTTTGTTGAGCCAGTCGTTCATGTTCTCTCGCAATAACAGTCTGTCCAATTGAAATAGAGACTCGCTCGCCCGTCATGTGCGCCACCATCGCAACGAAGGTCGAACAGGCGCGATGAAGAAGCTCGGGCGTGGGCTCTTTCGCGCGGCCGAGCGACTCAAGTGCGGCGATCAGCGCGCGGAAGGGGGTGAGGGTGCAGATCATGAATCTCGGGCGCGGAGCATGGCGTCGGCGTATTCGTAAGCATCGACGGCGATTTCTTCAGGCATCGGGTACCGCCGCGACGCTATGGCTGAAGCCATCGCCTTCGCTGCGAAGTAGTCGCGCAGCGTCATGCCGCCTGTGCTGTAAGCAATGTCGCCAAGTTCAGCAAGTTGCGGAAACGCCGGTCCGCCGTTGTTTTGATCGCTCATGCTTTCTCTCCGGTTGCCTTGGCGACAGCGGCGCGCGCTTCCTTGATCGTTTCGAGTGCCATCTGGCGAGATTCCCTGTCCATCACCAAGCACGCGGACTGGAGATACATGACCGTGACGCGAAGTTGTTCGAGCAGCTCGGGCGCGGCGGCGATCAGGCTGCCGTTGGCGTGCTTCGTGTGCGGGTCGACGAGGCAGTTCTGAAACACCTCGCAGATGCGGCCGCCCGGCTTTCCCTGATAGTCCTGAGCGACGTACAGTTGCCCGTCGGGGTCGGTGTCGAGAACCCATGTTCCCGGCGTGTGTTTCGTGCTCACGGCAGCGTCCTCCCGGTGACGTCCTGCACGTACTCGCGCATCGACGAGATGGCCTCCTGCTCCTTGCCGAAGTAGAAGGCGTAGAAGATCTTGTTCAGAAGTGCGGCCGTGTCTTCCGTGAAAGCTTCCGTCGACACGTTCCGCTTCTCCATCTCCTTGATGAGGACTTCGTCCGACAAATCTTCGAGCACCTCGTGCTCATCGACGTACACATTGATGTAGGGCATGCTCTAGCTCCTCTCAAACCGGGTGATAGTCGGGCGGGGTATCGTCGATAGTCGCGACGGCGCGCACCGCGTCGTACTGGCGGATCGCCCATGCGATGGCGTACAGGTTCCACATGGCGTGGAAGCTGTACTGCTGAGGCACGCTCTCGGTTTCCGCGAAGGGAAAATGTGTCTTTCCGTTTGGATCTCGATAGCTGAAGTTGTAGATCAGCCGATGCGCTTCGTTCGGTGTCGTGTAGTCGTACACCTCTTCCCAGACCTGAGATCGGAGTTCTTGTTTGATCTCTCGAATCAACTCAGCCGGGTAGTCACAGTCACCCGTGTCGATACCGAGGTACTGGTCGATCTCTTCGTGGACCCGCTGCTTGAACGCTTTCACGTCCAGTTCCTCTACGGCGGACGGGCGTCGGCCATTGGAGTCCGCGGAGATCATCTTCTCGAGCCAGTATCTGGGATTGATGTAGAGCTTGTTCGGATCCTTGCCCTTCTCGCGGAAGAACTCGAACATGTCGGTCAGACGCGAGAAGACGTACGTGCCGCAGTCGCCGCGAATGCACAGCGCGCCGTTCCACGTGACGATCTCGAACCAGTAGCAGCTCGTGCCCGGTTTCTTGAAGGTGATGTGACGGTCAACGTCGTCATCGCGATGGATCGTCATCGTGTGCTCGGCGACATCGCGCTCGAAGCGTTCTTGCGTACAAGTCATGGTGTCCTCGTTCTTGTTGGAATCTGAGTTGATGACGCTGCTCCTGTCGCCTTTCGGCCTACCCATCACGGTCAGGTGCAACGCCATCAAGTCAGATTGGCCGGATATAGCGCCGGCCCGCTTTTCTCGTAAGGTCTGGACTCACTCAAATTGGTCGGGAGAGCCGCACTAGCCGTAGTCCATTGGAATCGCATGGTTGCGGTCTAGTGGGCGGCTTCCTCGCATCGAATGCTCGACCGCCCGGTTAGGCTTAGGCGCTGGAGTCCAGGTCAGTGCCGTCAGCCAAATTAGAAAGAGAAGGACGCTCAATGCGCGGCCGGCCAACGGATGCGCCTCTTGCGTTGCTCGATTTCATCGATGCGCCGCTGAGCGCGGGCATCCGCGCCACGGACGAGAGCCATTGCCGAGATCATCGCGACTGCAAAAAGCAGGACTACTACCTGATAGATGTTCATGGTGAGCCTTTCCGGGATCACATTACGCGCAGTGAACGACTGCGCAGCGTTCGAAGCGAGCCGCGCGGTAATCGAGCTCCGCGCAGCGCAGATCGCGAGATAAGCGCCCACGACTAGAAACGTGATGCACCAGATTTGCCAGAGCTTCACACCAGCACCCCGGCCTTGAATGCAACGCACAGGAACCACACTGCGCCGATTGCGATTCCATACAGACCGGCAACGCCGATCGCCTTGTACAGCTTCTCGACGTCCTCCAATCGCGTGATGTCGCGAAGGAGGGCGTTGTCGTTGAGTGTTCGGTTCATTCTCGTCCGTCCTTACCCGCCGATCCGCGCGTCAGCGACGCCCGGAGCGATGATGTTGAGTGCGACTTCGCGCAGGAGGTGCTCTGTCAGCGCGCCTGCGCCGCCTTGGGCGAGACGAATCAGTTCGATCAGATCTTTTGCAAGCGTGCTCACACGAGTCTCCTGTCCAATTGCCGGACAGGAAGCCCTGAGTACAAGACACTGTTTGATTCAGTGCCCTGAGATCAGGGCTCCCGGTTTTCGCCGGAGCGCTGTTTGTTCAGCGCATGGACGTATTAAACATCACGTTTAAACACGTGTCAAACATTTTGTTTAATAAATGAGGTTAGAGCGCTCCTCGGAGCGGTGAGCAGATGGCGGAAATGAAAAAGCCCGCCGAAGCGGGCTAGGTTTGACGCGAGGGGCGATCAGTTGAGCGTGGCTGCGTCGACCGTCGTGAACTGCGATCTATGCCAGAAAACCGGCTTGCCGTAACCGGCGAAGGTTGTCCGAACGCCGTCGGGCGTGATTTCGACAGCGCACGTCTGGTCCTTCTTGTGGCCGTTCTTGTCGAGGAGGATAGCTACAGGGGCGCCTTTGCAGCTCACAGCTTGGTCAATAATCTCGAGCGTCATCCCGCCGGGCAGTTGCGCGACAGCCGCGCCAGCTGCGAATGCCGCGGTGGAGGAAAGTGCGCATGCTAACGATGCAAAAACGTGATGTCTCGATCTCAATCCGGCCTCCAAGAGGAAGGGCGGCAGATTGCGCGGACGAAATGCATCTTCTCAATCTCGTCGTTCGAGAAACTCAGGGGTTTGTGTGCGTCGTTGACTGATCGCAGGTGGACCCGACCGGCGCGCCGATACAGGAATTCCTTGACCATCACCTGACCGGCCTTTGACTTTACGAGTACCTCATCGCCTGCTTCGATCGGCTGATTGGGCTCGATGACGACGAATTCGCCGTCCTTGATTCGGGGACGCATCGAATCGCCGACGCATTTCAGTGCGTAGGCATTCGGATCACGGGACGGAAAATCGACGTAGCCGTCGCCTGCTCCGACCGGGTACTCCAGGTCGGCCCAGTATCCGTTATCCCCAAGCTGCGCATGACCTACCACGGGGACAGCTCTCCAGTTCGTAATGGGAATAGGCTGATATTCGTCGACATATCGAACGGCGACGCCCGGTTCGCCTTTCCCTTTTGTAAGCCAAACAACATTCACGCCGTAGGCTGTTTGCAGCGCGGCACCTTGCGCCAGTGTGATGTCGGGGCCTTCCCCGTCAAGCCACTGTGCGGCGACGGATTCGCTAACCCCCGCAACAGACGCAATTTCCGCGGTAGTTAAGCCCTTATCGAAAAGCGCTGCTCTCAGTCTACGTGGCGACCTAGCTGACGCCAAGTCGTCTGAAGAAAAAACAATATCAGACTCCGGTCGATCAGTTTTTTCGATCTCGGGGCGTGTTCGGCCTCTCTTCGACGAATCAGTTGCGGGCGGAACCGGTGCCGCCCCGAGCATCGTGCCTTCGCCGGTCATCAACCATACGGCGCTGCAGCCCAGTTTCTCCTGGGCGTCAAGCATCGCCGCTTTCGACATGCCGCGACGCTCCCAGTTGTTTACGTTCTGGGGCGCGACATTTAGAAGGCGTGCGACTTCGGTAGGCGTGGTGAGCCCGCGCAGCAAGCGGGCTGCCTCGTAGAGGCGAGCGGTGGTTTCATGCATACCCCGGATGTTCTCAAAATTAAACACTTTGTTGTTCAACATAGTGTTTGCATTTTGATTAAACGTGGTGTTTAATAACGCATGGACCGGAAAAACGACATCACTGCTGACCGCCAACTCATCGAGTCTCTCGGTGGGGCTTCCAAGCTCGCCCGTCGGCTGGGGTTCGACCAGCGTGGTGGAGTCCAACGTGTCCACAACTGGAAAGAGAGAGGGATCCCGGCCGCCGTCAAGCTCGAATTCCCCGACATCTTTCTTGGTAGGCCCCGTCAGCGACTCGCAAAGTAGGTCTCTCGCGCGTTCGTTGTCTTTGGTGTTCATCAACTGTTTTTCTTTTAGGGAGGAAGCAATGTCGCGTCGTGCTGAGTTTCGCAACGAAGTAAAGACCCGCCTCGAAGACCCCGTCTACGAGGGATTGCAGGCCTACAAGGCTCTGCATGGGATCGATCACGATTCCGCTGCGCTTGCTCGAATTGCCAAGCTTTTTCTGTTCGGCACGATTGGCACTTTGCCAGCGAATCTTCTGGGCGTCAGTGTCGCGGCGGCCCAAGTTGGGAGCGTTGTAACGGTATGACCGAAGGAAAAACCAGCCTTCTCGTTGAACTTCCGATTCCTGAAGCTGGGGAGTTGGCTGCTTTGGCGGCGAGTCTGGGCGTTTCAACACAGAAGTATCTCGGGTATCACGTCCTGCGCTCAGCATATGGACAGTTGCACCCGGAGGTAGCCGCGTTTGAAGTGGCCCATGTTGGGCGGCGCGGGGAATAAAACGTCAGACAACTGACGGAGTTCGTCGGCTACGAGGCCGACACCTGCATGGATGAGTCGATACACAAGCAGCTTGGACGCCAGGCTTCTTTTGTTCCGATTTAGTTGTACTAACCGGCCTTCGGGCGGGGGACCCATGCAAAACAACTCGAATCCGGTTCTCTTCGTGCCGGAGCCGCCGCCGGAACTTCCGGCTGCGCAGCAGAAGCAGATCCGCGACGCACTGTGTGCGGTTGCGGCACGCGGCGAGCGCTTTCCAGGCGAGCTCGCGTCTGTGCGCGTTTGCCTGTCGCGCGAATTCGCCACCTTCAATGCCGACTGCGTCAAGGCGGCCAAGGCTTCGAAGGTGAAGGCGTGAGTGCGCGCGATCTTCAACCCGCGCTTGGCGGCGCGGATCTGCTCCACACCGGCCGATTCTTCATCGGTCCGATGACGACCGATCAATCGAACGCGGCGAAGGCCACTCCGAAGATCTGCATCGGCTGCGGCGCACGCCAATTGCCCGACGGCTCGCTGCCGTGCGGTCACGACAACGACCTGTGAGGTCATCCATGAACGCAATTGCTCTCAATGCGCCGACGATGTCGAGCCGCGAAATCGCTGACCTGGTCGAGAAGCGCCACGACAACGTGAAGCGCACTATCGAAACCCTCGCCGAGAAGCGCGTCATCACGTTTCCTCAAATTGAGGAAACGTCTTTCATCGGCGCCGACGGTCGTCGCCAGCACAGCACCGAATATCGGATCGGCAAGCGCGACAGCTACGTGATCGTCGCGCAGCTCTCGCCGGAATTCACTGCGCGCCTCGTCGATCGCTGGCAGGCGCTCGAAGAGCAAGTTTCGAAGCCGCAGTTGCCCGACTTCACGAACCCGGCCATAGCGGCGCGCGCATGGGCCGACGAGGTCGAGAAGAGCATCGCGCTTCAGCAGCAGATCGCCGCGGCTGCTCCGAAGGTTGCCGCGCTGGAGCGTCTGACGGTCGCTCAGGGCGCCATGTGCATCACGGACGCCGCCAAGAACCTGCAGGAGCAGCCGAAGCGAGTGTTCGAGTGGATGCAGTCGAACGGTTGGATCTATCGCCGTCCCGGCGGCGCGACCTGGACCGCCTATCAGGACAAGCTCCAGCGCGGCGTGCTCGAACACAAGATCACGACCGTCCATCGCAATGACGGGTCGGAAAAGGTCACCACGCAGGTTCTCGTGACCGCCAAGGGCCTCACCGAGATCGCGCAGAAGATGCGCGGCGCGGATCTGCACTGAGGACCTCATGAGCGTAACCGCGACATTCTGGGTCCGTGCGCAACGCGTCGGCAAAAGCTCGCCGAAGTGCGTGCTGATTGCCCTCGCTGACTTCGCCAACGAAGACTTCCGCGTCTGGGCGAGCATGGACGCGATCGAGCAATTCATCGAACAGGACCGCAAGACGATCCTCGCGAACATCAAGCGCCTGAAGGAACTCGGCTATCTGGAAGACACGGGCGAACGCACTGGGCGCACGGGACAGATCATCGTCTATCAGATCACGCGGCCCGTCGGCGCGAGCAAGGTCACGATGACCAATCGCGAAGGGAAGGTCGTGGAGATCGGTCCTCCCGAGACGAAACAGTCCCAAATCCGGAACAGTTCCAAAAACGGCACTGTTAAAGGGTCCCAAAATCGGAACAGTACCGAAAACGGAACAGTTCCAGATTTGGATTCGAACAGTCCCAAATCTTCCGGGAAACAGTCCCAAATTTCCCGTGAAACGGTACCAAATTTGGGACACGGAACTACCAAGGAACTACCACAGGAACAGAAAGGCAACGACCAACTCGCGCGGACTGCGCCGCGAACTGCGTTGCATCTTGAACTTCGAGAGATCGAACTGCCTGCATGGCTTCCTTTGGACGCGTGGCTCGACTGGTGTGAACACCGCGAGGCGAAGGAAAAGAAGGCGGACATTCCTTGGACTCACCCGGCCGCCCGGGTCACGCTAAAGAAGCTCGCGAAGCTCCACGGTCTCGGGCGCGACATCGTGATCGCGGTCGATGAATCCGTTTTGCGCGGCTGGACGGGCATCTGGGAAGCGAAGGACGAATCGACCAGTGATGCGGTCACGGGCGGCGCGCCGGACGGGTGGTGGACGGGCGAGGCTGGCTGGCGTGACCAGGGCAAGCGCCTGAACATCGACCCGGCTCGCTTCCAGTACTTCGAGCAATTCAAGGCGAAGGTCTGCAAAACGCTCGGTCCCGGCCCGTGGATGGAATACCTGCTCGCCGCGGTCAGCCGTGAGAGCGAAGAGCGTGGCGAGGCCCTGTACGCGTATCTGAACGACGTCCCGCGCGACAAGAACGGCAACACGGAGGCCGCATGACGAAGCGAGCCGCCGCACTCCACTACCCGGAAGGCACGACGAAGGTCGGCACCGCGCGCGTTCGCGAGGACCGCGCGGTAGGGCCCGACTTCGCGCGCCGCGAGTTGATGCGCCGCACTGGTCAGCAGCCGACGAGCGAGTTCGACGACATCGCTTCCGGATATGACCCGTTCGCGACGGCGCCGAAGGTTCCGGCCGCGAAGAAGAAGCCGGCCAAGTACCGCAACGAGAAGTGCGAGAGCGGCGGCGTCAAGTTCGACAGCAAACGCGAGATGAAGCGCTGGCACGAGCTGGTGCAGATGCAAGTGCGCGGCGAGATCAGCGAGTTGGAGTTGCAGGTGCCGTTCGTCCTGGCTGATCCGGTGGTGATCGCCGGCCGGAAGCGCCCGGCGCTGCGGTACGTGGCGGATTTTGTGTACGAGAAGGGCGGCGAGACGGTCATTGAGGACGTGAAAGGCCGCGTAACTGAGGGATACCGCATCAAGCGCCACCTGATGGCGGCGCGCGGGCTGACGATCGTGGAGGTGAAGTGATGCTAGAAAAGGCGAAACGCGAGGACGGCGTTGTGAAGGGCGCGCCCTGGACGCAAGAGGAACTTCGCATCTTGCGCGGATTGAAGGAGCGCGGCGCGGTTCTGAAGAAGCACATGCATCTGCTCCCTGGCAGAACATACGAAGGCGCGCTGTTCAAGCAGAGGCATACGAAATTGAAGCCGCTGCCGTCCTCGCAGCGAGTGCGCAACCTTTTGTCCGATGGCGTTGAGCGCACTGGTCGGGAAATCGCCGATGCGCTTGGAATTCCCCGGAAGACTGTGTCGGACTTGCTGCGATACGCGACTGATCCGAACGGCAACCAATGGGCGCATGTTTCGAGGATCACCGAAAGCTATCCACAACTCGTCTATCGGATTGGCCCGGGTGTGAATGCTCGCTATGGCGACGCCGTCGCGGGCAACCTCGCGGACGTTGAAGAGAGCGATGAGGTGCTCGACGCGAAATACCGATCGAGCGCTGCATGGTGGCCGCGCGCCGATCTGGTCGTCGTTTCAGCGATGAACGCGATGATCTGCTCGGGGAGGGCGAGAGCATGAAGCTCTACATTGCCGGACCGATGTCCAACCTGCCCGCACTGAACTTCCCGGCATTCCATGCCGAAACGTCGCGCTTGCGCGCTCTTGGCTTCGAGATCGTCAACCCGGCGGAAGTCGACGTCGGCCCGAACCCGACGTGGCTCGCGTGCATGCGCGCTGACATCAAGCTTCTCGTCGATTGCGACGGCGTCGCGCTGCTGCCGGGCTGGGAACGGTCGCCGGGCGCGACCGTCGAGCACACGCTCGCACGCGGGCTCGGTCTGCGCGTCATGCAGGCGCGTCACATCGTCGGCCTGGCTGGTGAAATCCCTGTGATCGCACAGGACGCCATTGTCGAGATCGTCGACGAGATCGAAAGCGGTGCGAGCGAACAGATTGCGGAGGCGCAGTGAAGCGCTCGAAGCCTCTCGTGAGCAAGACGCCGATGAAGCGCTCGCCGTTCAAGACGGCCGATCGCGCGACGACGCTGCGCCGCTCGGCGATGAAGTCGCGTGTGAAGAAGCCGACGGTCGCAGAGGGCTCGAAGTATCTGGCGGCGTGCCGCGGGGTGCCCTGCTACCTGAACGTCAAGTGCCCGTGGACGGATTGGGCAGATCCGACCGTAGTCGACTGCCATTCGAATCAATCGATCCACGGTAAGGCCGGCGCGCTCAAGGCGAAGCACTGGTTCACAGTGCCCGGCTGCTCGGCGTGTCACGAATGGCTCGACCGGAGCGGTGCGCCGTGGGAACAGAAATGCGCGGCATTCGACGACGCGCTCGCGCGTTGGGAGCCTGTCCGCGCGCGAAAGATGGGTTTGAAGGAGGAAGAGGGTGCGGTGCTTGATTCGAATTCCGACGCACACGGGCTGGCGCACGCCGCGCGGCCGCAACGGGAAGAGGTATGCCTTGGAACCGTTCCGACTGACGGCAGCGTTGGAAACGATGGTGTATCGGCTGGCTCTGCCGAGAGTGCAGAGCAAAGATCGGCCCTTTGTCTGGGTTGATGCGTGGATTCCCGAGGATCGGCGTGAAGGGATACCGATTCTCGACGAAGCGTGGATAGAGCCTGGCGTGTATCGCATCCGGGCATACATCGACGACAACAAAAATACTTTGGCCCCGTTCCTTGAGAGCGGATTAAACGAGATGGAAGTGGGAGAGTGATCATGAACACGACGATTCCGGACAACTTCGACGCGCTCTGGGTGGCGCTCGGCATCAAGCGCAAGAGCTGGGCTGCTCCGATCCAACCGCAGAAGGTTGCCCGATGATCGCCGCCGCCTCTCTCGCATCGCCGACCGTGGACGCCGCCGGCATCGCCTTCGTGTTCATTTGGACGGCTCTGTCAGTTCTCGCCGTGGCCCTGTACTCGCGCGTGGAGGTTCACCAGTGAGCGCGCATGCCTACATCCAATACGCGGACGTTCCGCAGAACCTGATCGACACGAGCAGGCAGCACATCGACGGAGTGACTGGAGTCAAGGTCATCGCTTTCGATGGTTGCCCGTTCGCCGGCCAGATCGAGAGCGATGGCGAATCGCTTGAAGTCGAGTTTCCGTTCCCGCGTAACGCCGAACTGCGGGACAGCTTCGTTGCGTGGCTCATGAACTGGGGCATCAGCTTCATGGTGGCGATGTGAGGCAGTTCGAGTTCTTGGACCCGGCGATCGTCCTTGAGCGCAAGCAAGACGGCACATGCTTGGGATGCATCCAACTCGTGCTGTCTCGGTGGGGTGGCGCGCGAAAGTACGTGTGCAGCAAAGGAAATCAGAAAGCGTCACTCGACTGGGTCGAGATGCGCCGATGCAACAAATACGAGGCGGAGGTTGAATGAAGTTCGAGACGAACGAGGCGCGGTTCGATAACTGGGGCATGACGGTGCGTATGCCCAAGTTCCAGTCCGGTGTGTGCGCGCAGTGGGCGCAACTCTATGTCGCATTGCGCGACGCGAAGGAAGCGCCGCACGGAGTGACGCCGGTCGAGAAGGACGGCTGGCTCGTCGAGGCAGCTTGGTCGACGATGCCGAACCACGTGCACAAGTGGGTGTTGAAGTACACCTACGTTTGGAGGATGTCGCCGGAGCAGGTGCAAACGCGCATGCGCAAGCAACACAAGGCCGTGTTGCGCGGTCGGCAGTTCGAGATCGTGCTTGCAGAAGCAGAGGGATCTCTTCGTCAGCACATATCGAAAATTCATGCCCGCGCATTCATGAAGAACTTGCAAAAGACAGGTTGTAAACCAGCAGCAACCGTCCTATAATCGCGCCAGATTACCGAATCCGCCTCGCGCGTGAGCTTTCGCTTCCCGACTGGGAGGCGAAGTTGTCGGTAGAGAAAGCCCGCCACTGAGCGGGCTTTTTGCTTTCTCGAACACGTTCATGCGTGTCTCCTCGGCGGGGCAACTGCCCTGATTTGACGCCTCGGCCTGTGCCGGGGCGTTTTCTTTTCGGAGGTTGCTATGCTGAAGTTCAATCCGGACACCAACGTCATCTTTGACAACGACGAAGCGGCGGTCGCGCCGATCCGCGCGATCACGCGTGACGAGATTCCTGATCTGATCGCGAATGGAGCGGGCGTTGACCCGAGCGCCAACGTGGGGGAGCAAACCTCGTCGCCAGCCCAGACGGATGGCGATGCCCAGGCTGCTCAGGACCCGGCTGTGCCTGCGACCGGCTCGGATACGGCAGGTGAGCAGGGAAACGCTACCGGCGTTATCGCAACGTCTGGGAGCGCTGGCACGTCTTCGAGCAACCAATCGACCGATTCCGCTGTGAATGCGGCCGCATCTGGTACGCCAGTGACTGGAGCCGCGGCTTCTGACGTCGAGGCACCTGAGCCGGTTGTCACCGACGCTCAATCCGATCCGGGCGGCGCGGGCGCGGCGGATCTCAATCCGACGCCAGCCGCGCCGAACCTCGATGCGCAAGCGCCGGCAAGCGTGTCGTCGGATGCCGTCCCTTTGGACGCTGGTGGCGCCGCTGATGCGGAGGCTGGCGGTGCTGAAGCGGGGGAGTCCGACGCGGCGCTTTCTGCTTCCCAGAATGGCTCGGATGAGCATCCGCTGACCATCATCGGCGAGATCGAAGCGCTGGTCCGGATGATCGGCAATAGCGCCGTGCACGAATACCAGCGCCTGATTCAGCGTCTGGCCGATCTCAAGAATCACCCGACCATCAAGGACGGCGAGTAATGCAGAGCCCAATCCGCATCAGCGTTCAGTCGGATCTCGACGCGCTGACGCGGAGGCTCAACGATTTCGAACGCAAGCAACTGCCGTTCGCGTCTGCACAGGCGCTGACGGCAGTCGCTAAACGCGTTCAGGCCGCCGAGAAAGCGGCCCTCCCTCAAGTGTTCGATCGGCCGACGCCGTTCACGGTCAACTCGATTGGCGTTAAAGCTGCGAAGAAGAACACGCAGGAAGCGCTGGTGTTCGTGAAGGACATTGCGGCCGCGTATCTCGCGCCGTATGAGTTCGGTGGTACGCATAAGCTCATCGGCTCGGGCAAGACGTGGCTGAACCCGAAGGACATGGCGCTGCTCAACCAGTACGGCAACTTCAGTCGCACCGCGCTGAAGCGTCTGGAGGGGCGACCCGACATTTTCGTCGGCACGATCAAAACGGCGAGCGGCGAATCGATCGGTGGCGTGTGGCAGCGCCCGACCGACGTGAAGGCGATCAAGCGCAGCGGCAAGCGCGGCGTCGCGATGCGCGGCGCGAACAAGACAAGTCATCTGCGATTGCTGATCCGCTTCGGCGATGCGCAGCCGGTCAAGCAGCATCTCGACTTTGGCAAGCGCGGCCGCGAGGTGGTCGCATCCACATATCGCGCCGAGTTTGCTGCGGCGTTTGCAAAGGCGCTCGCGACGGCACGGTGATCGACGATGAGGATCTACAAGTGCACGAACTTCACTGGCTTCTATCCGGTGGGTGTCGCTGCAGTCGTCGTCGCTGAATGCGCGTCCGCCGCTGAGCATCTTCTCAACGTGGCGTTGCAGGCCGTCGGGCTGCCTGGCGATGCGCAGATCAGTGAAGACGACGCGATCACCTCGGACGTGCCCGGCATCGCGATGCTG